GAGAACTTATGACGATCAATGCAGGTGACGATTTCACCTCATACATTGGATACGATACAACCAATGACAAGGCAATGTTTTTAAGAGAAATTTTTAAAGGAAGTGAACGTACCAGCGGACCGGCAACGGTTATGCTTTACCGGCCAGGTGCTGAAGGCGCAGCGAAAGCAGCAGCCACGATTGGTGAACTTACCGTTACTGCAAAATATAACGGTGTACGGGGAAATGATATTTCCGTATCCATTATTGACGATCCGGATTATGAAGGAAACTATACGGTACAAACAATTGTGGAAGGAACTGTAAAAAGTACTCAGACAGGACAGACAGCAGCCGAATTAAAAGAAAATGATTGGGTTGTCTTTAGCGGAACCGGAGATTTAGCAGCAGCAGCAGGAGTTACTTTATCCGGTGGTAATGACGGCGCTGTAAAAAGCACAGAGTATTCAGCATTCCTCACCGTGATGGAGTCTCAGACATTTCAGATTCTGATTTATGACGGTACCGACAGCACAATCAAGGAAGCCTATGCAGCATTTATCAAACGCATGCGGGAAAATTCAGGAAAGAAGTGTCAGGCCGTTATGTCGGGCATTGAAAGTAATTCAGAAGCTGTTATCTCCGTTAAGAATGGAGTAGTACTCACAGATGGAACCACTCTTACGCCTGAGAAAACAACCTGGTGGGTCGGAGGTGCAGAAGCAGGAGCAAATTACAGCGAATCTCTGGTATATGCACAGTATCCCAGTGCAGTCAATGTTTCTCCCCGCCTGACATCAGCGGAAAAGGATGAGGCTCTGGAAAAAGGACAGCTTTTATTCTTTGAAGAGTTCGGTACTGTTAAGATCATGTCAGATATTAATACACTGACCTCTTACACATCAGACAAAGGGGAGGCATTCAGCCTGAATCAGGTGATCCGGATTGCTGACACTCTTGCAAGTGACATTTATAAAAATTTCTCTCAGAATTATATCGGGAAGACTCAGAATAATGCAACTGGAAGAGATTTACTGAAGTCCTGGATTGTTGGATATTTAAATGAGATTCAGGCAAATGGAGGAATCCAGAATTTCGAATCCGATGATGTAACAGTAGAAGCCGGGAGTGCACTGAATGCAGTAGTGATAAACCTGGCAGTTCAGCCGGTGGCAGCAGTAGAAAAGATTTATATTACAGCAACCCTAACAGACTAAAGGAGGTAAATTATGAGCTTTTTATTAGAACGCGATGCTTTAAACGGTAAGGCCGGAAGAGCCTTTGCAGTAATTGACGGACGCAATGTAGAAATGTTTGGTTTAAAGAAAATTCAGGCAGATGCAGAATTTCAGGAGTCAGATTTTAAGGTGGTTGGAACCAACCTGGTACAGAAAAAAACGTCGGGAGTAACGCTCACGGGTTCTGCTACGGTATATTATGGAACTCCGGAATTTTTAAATATGTTAAAAACTTATTTAAAGACAGGGGCACTTCCGTACTTTACAATTCAAATCACCAATGAAGATGAAGGCAGCTCAATTGGAAACCAGACGGTGGCTCTTTACAATGTAAAACTTCAAAAGCTTCCGATTGCTATGCTGGATGCCGATACAGAGTTTTTAACCATGGAGATAGCTTTTAGCTTTACCAATGTAGAAGTATTAAATGCATTTTCAACCCCGGCACAGCTGGGAGAATAGGAGGATTTATGAGCGCATTAAAAGCATTTTTACAGCCCTCGGTAGAGGGCATAACAAAAGAGGTTATTATTTCCGAACGTTTTAAGAATGAGGATGGAAATCCGGTTCCTTTCGTGATTAAAGCCATTTCTCAGAAAGAAAATGAGAAGCTTGCCAGGATGTGCAGGAAAACAGCAAAGGTAGATGGTATTCCCGTAGAAAAGACAGACAGCATTCTTTATACCAGAAGACTGATCCTTGCTTGCGTGCAGGAGCCTGATTTCAGTGACCAGGAAATGTGCAAGTATTACGGAACGGAAGATCCGCTGGAAGTTCCCTCCCAGATGCTGAGTGTTGGAGAGTATAACCGTTTATCCAATGCAATCCTGGAATTAAATGATATGAAGAGTATGGGAGAGAAAATTGAAGAAGCAAAAAACTCTTAAACGGGGGAGATATGGACGTGCAGCTGGCTTACTATATGTTTGTTAACCACGGCCGCTTCCCCGGGGAAGTCGCAGGGCTTCCGGAAAACGATAGAGTTTTAATGTTCCAGATGGCAGTAAAAGAAATTAAAAGCCGTCCAAAGAAGTAAAGGAGGAACTATGGGAGAGATAACAGGAGAAGTAGTAGTCGGTGATCAGTTCAGTGAATCTTTTTCCAGGTTCATTGACCTTGGAAATTCTTCGGTAGAGCAATTGGAACGGATCAATCAGGCAGCTGTAAAAACCGATATGATCATGCGCAGATCCATTGGGGGAGCAGCAGGAGCAATAATTGGGAATATGAGACAGTCAAGCAGTGAGGCAGTAATGCAGTTAGACCGCATTACTGCCTCCATTGAGAAAATGGGGGAAGATTCCCAATCCGTGGCGACTCAAGGTATGAATGAGATTAATGAAAATATTAAAAAGGTAGTTGCGAATACCACAAAAGCCGATGAAGCGCAGGAAAAACACAATAAAAAGATAAAGCAGGCAGAGGAATTCGGAAATAAGCTGTTATCTACCATTAAAAAAGTTGGATCGCTTGGAGCTTCTGCCGGAAAAGGGCTGTTTGGGCTGTCAGACAAAATGACCCAGGCGAATGTGGGCATAAACTTTATGAACAAGGGGTTCGAGCCTGCAGAAACTTCTGGCGGGCTGGATAATGGAGCAGATAATAATAAGTTAGAAGAAACCAATCGGGTCCAGGAATTGATCTATCAGTCTGCCCAACGGACCAGAATGAGTTATCTTGGAACTGTTGAGGCAGTTACCTCGCTGGCAAAAGGTGCAGGAGACGTATTTTCCAGCAGCGATGAAGTTGTAGCATTTGCTGAAAATATGAATAAGCAGTTAAAATCGGCAGGGCTAAGTCAGAAGGATGCAGCATCAGCGTCTGAACAGCTTACCAAGGCATTAGGCTCTGGCGCGATGACAGGGGAGCAATTTAATGCTGTCTATAGTTCCGCTCCCAACATAATTCAGACAATTGCGGATTATATGGGAAAGCCGGTGGAGGAAGTTGAGAAACTGGCGGCTGAAGGAAAGGTCACCGCAGATATTATGAAAAATGCCATGCTTGGCGCAACTGATAGCATTAATGAAGAGTTTAAGGGCGTACCAATGACCTGGTCGGAGGCTTGGGGAATGATTCAGAATGCAGCGGTATATTCCCTGAGCGGGGTAATGGAGAGGGTAAATGAATTTTTAAATAGTGATACCGGTAAGAAAGCCCTTGAGGGAATTATAGGGGCAATTGATATATTAGCTGACGTGGCGGAAGGAGCAATTGGGCTGCTCACTGCGGGAGCGGGATTTATTATAGATAACTGGGATTACGTGTATCCTCTGCTGATTGGGTTAGGAGCTGCTTTTGCTGTGGCAGGAATTATTGGCATGATTTCCGGCTTGGAAGCAGCAGGTGCATGGCTGAGTGTTGTATGGCCCTTCCTCTTAATTGGAGCACTCGTTGCCATACTTATTTTGGCACTTACCAATGCAGGAGCGACCTTTGAGCAGATCGGTCAGGTGGCAGGTACGGCATTTGGATTTATTTATGCGGTAGGATATAATTTGGTAGCAGATCTGTGGAATTTAATTGCTGTATTTGCTGAGTTTTTTGCAAATGTGTTGAATGATCCGGTTGGGGCAATTGCGCGTCTTTTTCATGGACTGTTTGATACGATTCTCGGAGTTATAGAGACGGTCGCAAATGCGATTGATGCTATCTGCAACACTAACATGTCAGGCGCTGTATCTGGTTTCAGGAGTTTGTTAAGTGGATTAATAGACGATAATTTTAAGGAACAGGCAGTAACCATTAAACGTATGACTAAAATTGATACAGGAGAAACCGCTGACAGTGCTGGAAATTTTGGTAAAGATATTGGAAATAAAATGGATAATATGAATTTCAGCCTGGACGATTTAGGGAAAACATTTAATGGAGGTTTGGGAGAATATAAAGCATCTAGTGAACCCACGACAACAAATGTTGGAAATGTTGATAAGGTTGGCAGTGTGGAAAAGATCAATCAGGATGTAAACATAGCTGATGAAAATATTAAGCTCCTCAGGGATTTATCCGAACGGCAGTATGTAGCCCTTGTAAACTTGACAGTACCTCAGACCAATGCAACAATCAACCAGACAGTTCACGGCAATGGAGGATCTGATGTTAATTCCATTATGAGTGCGCTCAATAATGTACTCGGAGTACAGCAATCAACCAGCAGTAACATATTAGTAACCTAGGAGGAATTATGC